TATTATTCAGACAGATGGAATTTCTATTCTAACTAACAATCAAGTGTTGCTTGATTTGATAGAGAAGCTTATTCCTAATAATAATTTTGCTTATCAGTTTAACTCTGTTGGCGAATACAAAAAATTCCTTCCTATAACCACTATAGGTAATAGAAGAAGATTTTTAGATATTGGACTTTATGCTAACGATAAGATAGTAGAGTTAAACGACGACCGTCCATTACATAATAGATTAAGAGAAACTTCTGTTTATTTAAAAACTAATGGTTCTTTTTCTACAGAGCATGGAAGTATTATAGACACTTCTCGTTATACCTTAGACCAAGCAGGATTAGGAGATACTCCAGAAAAGGTTACAGAATCAGATACAAGAGCATACTACTCTTCTATTAAACGTAGTTTTCCTAATCAGTATGGACAAATAGAAAATATTAAATATGTTTCTATGGGATATTCTTGTTCTGTCTATACAGACCTTTCAGGGACAGCTAAAATTAAAACTAAGTACTATCCTGGATTTGGAGGAGACACCTATATTAACAAATTTGCTCTTAAACGTAAACATTCTTTCTTTACTCGTAACTTAGCTAATCTTCCTGCTAAAGTTAATAATGTTCCTTTTGATTATTGGTTGTTTCCAAATTTAGGATACCCTACCTATTACATAGGAGAGTCTCCTGAGGATATCACTTCTAGTGCTGCTTCAAGTATTCTTACAGGAGCATCAGCAGCATTAGTAACAGCTTTAGGCGCTTCAGTCGGTGGGGCAGCTACAGGAGTAACCCTTAATGCCGCTATTTCTGGAGCATTAGCTAGTATTTATAGTTTATTTGTTAAAAAGAATAACTTAGACGTTTCTCCTACATTTAACTTACCTAATCCTATTCCAGGAGAGCCTGATATTGTTACCCCTAGTTCTTTCTTCTACCAAAAAGGATTCTTCTATACGGCTTCTTACGGTATTCCAGTATTCTATGTAGAGTCTGACATCAACGTAGACTTCCGTCATGGAAGAAATGAACTAGAAGAAAACTTCTATCCTAACGTAGGAGATGGTATTCCTGATGAGTGGTTACATGAAGTAAACGTACCTATCAAGTTTGATAACTTCTATAGTTACAATGCTACTTATTCTGCACAGAACTTAAGTCCTAACTTACCATATAGATTAAAGTATCCTAAGTTAGAATGCTTGTCTATTCATCATAACCGTGTAATTTACTCTGATCCTGCAAACTCTTCTAACTATCTTTCAGATGCTTGGAGAGTATTCCGTCCAGGTAACTTCTATGATTTTCCTAAGCAAGGTGGTCGCTTAATAGATCTAAACGCAGGAGAGAACGAAAGAGTATATGCTAGGTTTGAAAACACTACTAAGGTTTATAACTCTCGTATTACTTTAACTACTACTTCTCCTTATCAGTTAGAGATTGGAAGTGCAGAAATGTTCAAACAGAAACCTGTTGATTTAGCTAAGACTGATCTAGGTTACATAGGAACTCAACACAAAGCTTATGTTAAGTGTGAGTACGGAACATTCTGGGTAGATGCTAAACGTGGACACATCTATCAATTGACAGGTGAAGGCTTTAACGAGATTAAAACTGAAAACAACTTTAACTGGTTTAAGCAAAACTTACCATTCCAGATTCTTAAAGACATTCCTAATGCAGACATCGACAATCCTCCTATCGGATTAGGTATTGTTATGGGATGGGATGAAAGATACGAAAGGGTGTTTATTACTAAACTAGACTACAGAGTTAAGCCTGAGTACAGAACTGGTAACCCATCATTTATTAAATACATTACAGACACATCTGATAGTAACTATCGTAAGTATGTTTTGGATAGTGGAAGTATTGAAGTAGAGATTACTTTTGGTGACCCAGCATTTTTTGAGAATAAGTCTTGGACAGTTGCTTACTCACCTAAGTTAAAGAACTTTATTTCTTTCTATTCTTTCCTTCCTAACTTCTTTGTTCCCCAATTAGGTCATTTCCAAACTATAATTAATACTTCTACAGGAGCTTCTAGTTGGAACCATAACTTATCTATCTATACTTATCAGACTTATTACAATATACTCTACCCTTATATAATCGAGTATAATGTAAATACATTTCCACAAGTATCTACAATCAACTCTGTTACTTTGATGCAGGACATTCAAGAATACTATTCTGATTACGAGTACTATTCTTTATCTACTGCTAACAAGAAGAACTTAGCAAACTTTACTAAGGCTATCATCTATAATAAGGAACAGTCTTCTGGTATCATTAAGTTGATCCCTGAAGAGTTTGGTAACACAAGACAGAAGATTACCTATCCTAGAATGACAGCAACAGGCATAGAAGCTCTTATCTCTCGTAGAGAACACTTGTATACCTTTAATGGATTTTGGAACGTTGCAGCTCAAGGAAATGGTCAACCTCTATGGTCGACTCAGTGGAGTGACTTACTTACTCAGTACCCTATAGACAAAGTGCCTAATACTAAGAGCGTAAGACCTGTATCTGTATCTTATCAGAAGTCTAAGATTAAGTCTGACTTTGCTAAAGTAAGATTGATCCAAGATCAGTATTCTAGATTTAAGTTTATTAACACCATTCAAATAACCCAAACCAACCCATAATATCATGAAAGAAAAAGAACTCTTTACAACAGTTAAGCCCGAAATAGTACTGGGACAATTATTCCAGTCTAGGGACATCATTCACTTAGCTCACTTACAGACAACTTCGTTCAGTGAGCACAAAGCTTTAGACGGTTACTATTCAGAAGTAATTGGTCTATTAGATGATTTAGTAGAATCATACTTCGGAACTATTGGAAAACGCTTAAACTTTAAGATTCCTGGATCAGAGTATATGAATGCTAAAGCTCATCTTACTTACATGAAGGAATATGTAATGAAGCATCGTAATGTATTCGGAAACGAAAACACCCATCTACAAAACATTGTAGATGAGATCATTGCTTTGATTACTTCTACTTTATATCAATTGACACTAAACTAAATAACTATATGAACCGTTTAAAGAAATCTTATTCTACCTGCATGAGTTGTGGTGGTAAGAAAATGAAATCAGGAGGTAACTGGATCAAGAGTGCTATTAAGAAGCCAGGATCTTTTACTGCACAAGCTAAAAAAGCAGGTATGTCTGTACCTGCATTTCGTGATAAAGTATTAAGCAACAAAGAGAAGTTTTCAAGTACTACTGTAAAGCGTGCTAACTTAGCTAAGACTTTAGCAGGAATGCGTAAAGGAGAAGATGGAATGAAAGTATCTAAAGGAGAATTGAAAGCAGCTAGAAAAGAAGTAGGAATGATTGAACCACAAGGTATTAAGACTTCCTCAAGCTCTTTAGTAACTCCTACTCCTATTGAAAGTCCAGCTAACTGGTATAATGAAAGTACTTGGGATAAAGCACAAGAAGAAAATGCAGCTCGTCCTGTAGCTAATACTCCTATATCTTCAGATAATCCTTCTCCATTAGCTAGAGGAGGAACAGAAAAAGTTAGATCATATCAAGAAATGCTCCGTAGTTATGGCTACGATATTAAAGCAGATGGTGCTTGGGGTCCTAAAACACAAGCCGCTTATGAATCTTATATTAAAGCAAAAGCATCAGGTACAGCTAAACCTGCAGCTGTGACTCCTGCTAAAACAACTAGTAAAGCTTCTTCTGAAACCTGGAACTATACTCCAGAACAGTGGGATAAATCTATGGCAGAAAACAAAGCAAGAGAAGCAGCACAGAGTATGAAGTCGTTTAACACAACTGTAAATACTGTTGTTGAGCCTGCATACGTTAATAAAGCAATTAGTAACTCAGGTAAGTATAAGGCATCTAAAGCAGCTAATGCTAAAAAGTATGTAATGAATAAACTTAACAAGTTTAATAAAAAGCCATAATGTTTGTTCCAGGAGTAAATGGTTCTATAATTCCAAGTGCACCCTCAGGTTCTAAGCTTAAGGGTGCATATAAGAATTCTAAGAAGCGTAAGATGCCTTATGGAGGCATCAAGAGTTCTATTGAGAATGTTTCTCCTCAAGGAGATGTACAGTATAACGTATCAAAGAATTTAAAGAACTTTAGAGCAGGTCTACAAGGATCAGTTAATGCTCCTAGTATGTATGCTGGTTCTGTTACTCCTACCTTATCTTATAGTAAGAATAAGTTTTCTTCCTACGTATCTCCTAATTCCTTAGGAGCATCTCTAGAGGGAGACAAAGCTTATTTGAATTACAATCAAACTAGAGAAGGGCAGACTATGTACAGAGACGCTTCTGCAGGATACAATACCGACAAAGTAAATTTAAATGCAGGAGTAAACTTTAGAAACAACTCCTTAGAGAGTGGGCAGATTAGTGGAAGTTATAACTTCAATCCAAATCTTGCTATAACAGGAAACTATGGAGTCAGTCAAGGAGAGTCTGGTTTAGATAAAAATTACTTTGCAGGTTTAAGATTCAATAAGACCTTTAAAGCAGGAGGTAAAACAATGGATAATGGGGGATGGGCTAACTGGACTCCTAATACAGGAAAGCCTTACTTAAGAACTAGTCCTGCAGGTAATGCAGGTTACTCTGATAATACTAAAGTAATTACTCAAAATACAAACGTTACTGCAGCTAATAGAAAAGCAGCAGAAGCTGCAGAGTATGCTAAACGTGTGGGTAGTGTTAGTCAGGGTAAAGTTAAATCAAATTATGAGAAAGCGAAGGAAGCTACTTCTTTCGTAGCTCAGGGAGAAAAACGTAATGGTTCTGCATCCCCATTAGACTATGTATTAGATGTTGTAAATCCTGTCAATTATGTTACTAATGCTATCGATTTAGTCGGTAATACAGGATCTGCGGCTGTTAATGCTTCTCAAGGCAAGTTTGCACAAGCAGGTAGTGATTTATTAGGTGCAGGATTAAATGCACTTGACGTTGTGCCTTTAACCAGAGGATTAGGAAAAGTAGCAAAGCCTGCAATTAAGAATGCTGCAAGGCCTTTTTTAAACTATGCAGACGATATAGTACAAACCTCTAAAATTGCAGGTAAACCTGCACTACCTACTTATAAAAACGTATACAGAGCAGAGCATGCAAACTTTAACACTGTAGCAAAACCTGACGATCTTACGGGTAGGTGGGCACTAGATAATCCTAAAGACGCAGAGTTTTATGTGAGAAACTTAAAAACTCCTAGAGGAGATTCTTATACTACAAGTAATTATTTTAAAGGAGAAGTAGAGCCTGTAAGAATAATGAGGGATAGACTTCCTGAGTATAAAATGAAACAACAATTTGCGGAAGGTATGCCAGAGGAAGCACGAATTATGAGTATGGGTAGAGGTAAGTTGACTGATAAAGAACTTGCTAGTGTTTTAGGTGATGATGCTGCTGATAGAATGCGGAAGGGTATCCTAACAGAAATGGATTACAACACTATGTCTACTGCTCCTTTTATGTATAACACAACAGAGGGTATACTTGATGCAAACAGAATGAATCAACTACGTAAGGGTGAAAATACTTTTTTAGGTCGGGGAAAAACTAACTTGTTTCCAGATCAAAAGCAAGCTATTGACTATATAACTAATCAGTCAAAAGGACAAAAAAATAGTTCTCTAATTAGTAAATACCTACCTTTTAGTACTTATAAAAACGGAGGAGAAGTAGAAGACAATGATGATAAGGAAATGGTAGACGGAGTAGCAAGTATTCTTAGAGGAGTAAAAAGTAAAAAGAACAGATTACAACTAGCTAACAAACTAGCTAAACAGTTTAACAGAGAAAAAGTAGAGTATAGTCTACCTGAATTCTTAAAGAAATCTAAAGTAAAGAAATGAAACAAATGATAAAACGTAAGGATGGATCTTACTCACAAAGAGGTTTGTGGGATAACATCCGTGCTAAGAGAGGCTCTGGAAAGAAGCCTACTCCAGAGATGCTCAAACAAGAACGTAAAATTAAACGTGAAATGGCTGATGGGGGTAAGATGCCTACCTCAGTAGCTAAGGCAAGATTTGTAGCAGCTAATAGCGGAAACGTAAAAGAAGCTAGACAAGATGCTTCTAAGTACGGTTACAAGTTTATGTCAGGTGGTAGGCTTAAAGCTGCTTACATGGCTAAAGGAGGAACTATTGCTAAGACTACTAAAGGTCCAGGAGCAAACTATCGTCCTACTAAATCAGGAGCAGGTATGACTCAAAAAGGAGTAATGGCTTATCGTAGAGCAAACCCTGGTTCTAAACTAAGCACAGCTGTTACAGGTAAAGTAAAGCCTGGTAGCAAAGCAGCTAATCGTAGAAAGTCTTATTGTGCTAGATCATTGGGTCAATTGCGTCAGTCTTCACAGGCTACACAGAATGATCCTAATAGCAGAATCAGACAAGCACGTAGACGTTGGAAGTGCTAAAAACTAAATAAACTAAAACTAAATATATGGCCGCTAAAGCATCTAAATCAAAATCAACTTCTACTGCTTCCAAGTTTAAAGTTAAACCAAAGATCCGCAGAAAAGGAGTAGTAGCAAAAACTAAAGCTTCGAAGTTAAAGTCTAGTAAGAACTACTTAAAGAAATCACGAGGTCAGGGGTAAGTAATTACCCCTTGCTTTTTTTTATTAATCTTGTATATTTGTATAACTAGCTTATTCTCAAGCACTTATTAACATTTCAAGTTAATAACATTAATCATTAAAACATGTTAAGATACTCTCTTTATAAGAAGTTTGTTAGTGGAGGAGGGGTAGATCCTGAGGTTGAAAAAATTAAACCAAAAGGAATTGCTTATCCTGTTGAAGGCACAACTAACGATCAACCAAATACAACTACTGTAAATAATTCAGAGTCGTATCAAGATGCTTTTCAGATTCCTAACTTATCTTTAGCAGGATTCAAAACTACTGATTCTCCTGAGGGTACTGTAACAGATACTAGAAGGTCTTATGCTCCAGGAACTTTCAGTAACCAAGCATCTCTTCCTACGTTTGGTTCTATGTTAAGTCCTTTAAATCCTTTTGATGTAGATCAAACAACTCCTGGAGTAGAACAAGGACCCTTACCTGAGGCAGAGAATAAAGCCAGAGGTATCAGTGCTGCACCTATAACTAATTCTATACCTGAGCAACCTTCTTTTTGGGAACAAAATAAAGGAGCAATAGCTACACTAGGATTACTAGGAACAGACGCTTTGTTTTCTAAAAACGAAGACTTAAAGAATCAACAAGACTTAATAGAATCAATTCAACAAAAAAACTCTAAACCTCTTTATGATTACAACTATATGTATGGTCGTACTAGTAGTGGAGGTACAGGTAGAAAAAATGTAATCTCAGTAGAAATGGGTGGAAAAATAAATAGACGTTATGCCAGTGAAGGTATGAACGATGTAGAAATTGAAGGAGGAGAGTTTATTCAACTCCCTAACTTTGATACAGAATTGGCTGAAGGCCCTTCTCACGCTAACGGAGGTATCCCTACAAACCTTCCTGATCAAACTCGTGTATACTCTAACAATCTTAAACCAGAAGGTTCTAAGAAAACTTTTGCTCAACTTGCAAAAAATTATGATACTACTTCATATAAGAAGACTTTAGAGAATCCTTTTGCTAAACAAGTAGATAAAGAGACTGCTTCTATTATGATGAAACGTAATCAGAAGATTTTAGATCAATTGTTTGATGATCAACAAGCTATGAATGGAAACTCTAACGGAGAAATAGAAGCTAGAAATGGAGCAGGTATTAATAACCCAGGATTCAAATCATTGCCTGGTTATGTACAAGCTAAAATTACTGCTAATATGGCTGATGGAGGAACTAAGTATAAAGTTCCTGAAGGAGTAACTATTAAGCAAAAAGGAGATCCTTCTATTCAAGTAGGAGATTACGTAATGGGCGAGAATAACAGACCCATGAAAGTAACTGCTGCTAACAAGAAAACTAGTTTAGGAGAATACAATACAACTTATGACGAGTTAACAAAAACATTTAGCCGTCCTGAATTTGATAAGGTTAAAGATGCGATGTATTCTAAATACATGCAAAGAAATCCTAATGCTAACATTAGTAAAGATCAGTTTATGAACAACTTTATGGAAGCTCAAAAACAAGTCTATGCTATACAAGATGCTGCTAAAAACAATCCTAATCTAGATATTAAAACAGAAGATTTAGATAGAACAGCTGGTGGTATGAAGAATAAAGTTTACAACCAGATAGCAAAACAGTTAGGAATGACTCCCTTAACAGAAGATCAAACTTCAATGTTTCAGCAATCTTATTTAGACTTAGCAGACTTACAGAACACTCCAGAGTTTAAAGAAACCTTGTCTGACTTTGATCTTACTCCTAAAGGAGTTTATGATGATGTTTACTTAGGTAAACCTATATCAAAAGCAGATGCTATTTTTGGTAATACAACTATTGGTCAAGCTGTAAGAGCTAAGAGTAGAAATGATGACATGGACTATCAATACGAAAATGCACCTATTGATCCAGGAGAAGTTCAATTTAATCAACCTGGTAATCCTCCAAGAGGAAAGTACATTGAAGGTAAGTTTCCTATGTATCAAGCTATTCCTGAAGCTATGGGTTTAGCTCAAGCACAAGAAATATATCCTTACGCTATTCCTGAAGTAGACGCTCCTTATCTAAAAAACCAGACTTATAATACTAGAAGTCAAATGCAGTCTGTAGATAACTCAGGTACTGCAGCAGTAAGAGCAGGAGCAGATCCTTTAGATGTTTATATTGCAGGATTAGATGCTAAGCAAAAAATCTCTGAGACTGCAGAAAACTATGACATGCAGAGTAGAGCCAATACAGATCAAGCAAATGCTCAAATGAGAATGAATGCTAACCAACTCAATATGGCTGCATTTGATAAAGTTTACAATAATCAAATAGCTCAAGCAAGAGATGCTCAGTCTGCAGAAAAACAAGCAGCCATTGCAAATCTAACTACTAAGAAAGCTATGTTTGATCAAAGTGAGTCTAGAAAAGCTGCATTTATTAATAATTTAGTACCTTCGTTTAATACAACCTCAAAAGGACAAATGGACGTAGTAGAAGGACAGTTACCCTTTTATTTTAATCAGTTTAATGATTATGTAGATAATACCTCTACTCAGAAAAAAACTGCTAAGAAGGGAATGTATAAAAAATCTAAAAAATAAACCATGCCAATTTCAGCACAACATACCAAATTTGTCTACCCTGATTACATTGAGTCACTTCCTGCAGATGATTTAATCAAACTTGCTGTAAAGAAGCAGGAGATGTTTGATGAGGGTAGATCTAAAGTACAACAGAGTATAGACGCTTATGGTAAGATTCGTAATAGTCTTGTACGAGATGTAGACAAAGAATACTTTGACAAGAACATGAATAACTTGGTTAAGGCTATTAACCAGAATGCAGGCTTAGACTTTTCTGTTAAAGGAAATGTAGACTCTGTCCTTAACATAGGAAGACCATTAGAAAATGATGCTACTTTGTTAGGTGCAGTAGATTCTGCTAAGACCTACAACTCTATGATGGAAGAGTATAAAAAACTTGATCCAAAACTTAAGAGTCCTGTAAACGATTACTTTTATTTTAAAGATATCGCAGCTTGGAAAAACAATGGAGACGTAGGTACTAAATTAAACTATCAAAGTTACAAACCATATCAAGAAGGAACAGGTAAGAAGTGGGGAGAAGCTTTTTCTAAAATTAAACCTAACATTGAAACTCAAATAGTTCCAACTGAAGATGGAAGATACATACAAAAAACAGTAGTAAGTAGTGTAGATCAAGGACGGGTAAGAGATGCGTATATGTCTATGCTTACTCCTGCTGAAATGGAACAGTTGCAAATGGATGCTCAGTATAAGTATCTGAATTCTAATCAAGATGCAATTAAAGGTCAGTATCAAGGACACATGAATGAAACTCTTCAGTTAAGTAACGCTCAAATTGAAGACTTAGAGAATAGAAAAGTAATTGCTAAGCAAAAGAATATTCCTATGGACGATCCAAGAATTCTTGAGATTGACCGTAACTTAAGCAAAGCTTATATGCAAAGAGATATCTTGGCAGGAAGAGCTTCTAGGGGATTAGCAGATATTCCAGACAACGAAGTAATAAACTTCTTACAAGACCAAACTATATTTGATGCAAGTAATGCTTACGCTTATACTCAGGTAGAAAAAGATTTAGACACAGATCAATATACTTTAAAAGCGTACGCATCTCAATTAGACATCCAGAAAGAAATTACACTAGACAGGTTAGGACTTAGTGCAAGAAAGAAGGACGAAAAGGTTCCTTTACCTCCAGGAAGTTTTGAAGTAGATGGCGCATTTATAAAAGACACTGATAGTGTTTCAGGTAAAGCTACAGGTTTAACTCTTAAGAATGATTTGTTGTCTGGAGTTGGAACTAATGATTTACAAAAACAACAACAGTTAATGGTTGCTCTTAAGAAAGTTCTTTCTAAGGGAGTAGATGATAAAGGTCAAGATATACCTGTAAATGTAAAAGATGCTTTACTTCGTGCAGTACTTAGTGGAACTTGGGACCCACAAGATGCTAAGGTAATCAAGGCAACTTTTGGAGACGACAATAAGTACAGAAAGACTATGGAAAATCTTAAGAGTCTTGCTACTGGCTTATACGATATTCAAGATAGAAATGGTAACATTGTAGATATCAGTCAAGTAAACGCAAGAGACGCAAACATGGGTTCAGGCTATACCTTAGTTCCCAAGAAAGATAAAGCAGCTGAAGAGTACTACTTAACTGATGCAGGTGGATTTGGTTTTAAATTTGACTTAGAGGAATTAGGAAGTATGGACGCAATGGCTTTGTTTAATGCTCAAGATATTAGAAAAGTTAAACCAGAAACATTATAAATACCATAATGCCAGACAAGTTTACAAGTAATGTAGGTCCTTATGCTAAACCTCTAGCAGGAGCAGCCCCTGGGGATATGAGGAGCAGGTTTAACGAACTTGTTCCTATGGAGGTTCAAAACGCTTACCAGCAGAAAGCGGAGATAGATGTATTAGAGGCAGATAGACTAGAGAATCAAAAACTTCTACAAGAACAAAGAAACGTTAAGTTAAACTCTCTTAAGAGTTTATACAGGCAAGCTATGCCTAATCCTCAGTTTGCAGATAGAGCTGCTTCTTCTGTCTTTGACAGAATAGAAAATGCTGGATCTAAACAGGAACTTAATGACATCTATTCAGAGATAGAAGGTATTAGGGAGAAAGCACAAGATAGTTTATTCTTGTTTGATGGTATGGAAACTTTTTCTGGTATAGCCCAGAGTTTAGCTTCTACTGCTGAAGGATTCTTTTTCGGTAAAGAAACTGAAGTAAATAAGAAAAAGAAACTTTTGAAGCAAGCAAATCCTGACTTAAATGATGTAGCAGGATCTGTTCTTCCTAGAGATTTATTTTCTGAAGGAGTTAATGCAATTAAAGAAGCTGAGTTTAAATCTTACGGTCAACAAATATTAACACAGTACGAGAGTCCTTTAGCTTTAAATCAAGCTTTAGAGAAAGCAAGACGTGGATCATCAGGAGCATATAAAAACTTTGATGCGTTTGTTGCTCCAAGATTAGATGATGCTTTTGCTACAAAAGGCCACTATCTATATAGGGAAGGGGAAGAGGCTGCACAGTTTCAAAGAGATGCAAGAAATGCTTTTGCTGACCCTACTCAAAATCAAACAACTGCTAACTTCAAACACGACCTAGAGAAAGAATCTCTGTCTTCTCTAAAGGGTGCTGTTATGCAGAAGTTACAAGGAGAGTTACTTAAGCCTAGAGATGCTGTAGATTATAACCCAGAAAATATAAAACACTATAGAAACTCTCTTAACATTATTGATCAAAGATTAAACTCTCTTAGCGGTGTTTACAAAGTAGACAAGTATGCTCCTGAAATAGAACAAACTTTTTTTGGAGATAGCAGTTCTGCACGTAGAAGTACTATTAAAGCTTTTGGTGACACTTTACCTGGACAACTTATTGCAGATGTCTTTAACATGGGTGATTTTCAAAAGGCAGTATTCAGTGAAGCATTCTATAAACCAGAAGTAATAACTTACGATGCAGAGAATAAACCTGTAATGTCTAATCAGTTTATGTACACAAAAACTGATGGATCTAAAGGTTTTAACTTTGGTGCAATTCCTGAAGCAGGTGGAGCTATGGTTGCACAAATGATGCCTATTATTGCTGTAGGCGGACTTGTTGGTGGAGCAGTAAAAGGATTAGCAGGAGCAGAGTTAGGTTGGGCATCTACTGCAGCTGCAGGAGTAGCTAGAGGATATGATGCTATAAACAAACTTTCTGCTTTTGGAAAAGAACTTCAGTTAGCAGACAGGGCAGCAACCTTTGCTTCTGTTGCTGCTAATACTATCCCTCACTTTGTAGAACAAGAAAAACGTTGGGGAGGTAATTATGTAAAAAGAGGCTTTGCAGGAGGTATCGTAGAAGCATCTGCAGAAGCAATAGGATTCCCTGATGTAGGAGCACTTAAGATGCGTCCTATGACTACTACTCTAGCATCTTCTGCTATGAGGTCCGCAGGTCTAGAATTAAACTTTGGACAGAGATTAGGTGCTTACCTAAATAACTCTTACGAGTTTGCTAAGATGGCTACAAAGCAAAACGCAGTAGAGGCACTAGAAGAAGAACTTTCTTTAATAGGTAACTCTATTGTTCAAAATACTTTGATGCCTGAGGAGTATGCTTTAAGAGATCGTGAAGAAGTTACTGCAAAAACACTAACAGATACCTTAGTAGAATCATTTGCTGCAGGTTTAATTTATAGTTTTGGTACTACAGGTGCAGGAGCTTACTCATATACTAGACCAGAAAACTTAAAGAACATGGCTAACTGGGAAGCAGCGAATAACGCTGACTTATTTGTAGCTAAGTTAAGTGACCTAAAAGACAAAGGAAAGATTACAGATCAAGACTTTGTTCAAGGTATGGCTAAGGTACGTAACCTTCAAGGCACACTTAAGTCTATGGTAGGCTTTGATAGTATTAGAGACTTAAAGACTTTAAACGTAGACAAAGACGAACAATACAATCTGTTTACAAACCTTCTTAGAAAGAATGAGTTACTTACAATAGACTACGATAGTTTATCAGAGGATGAAAAAAACACTCTTGCTAAGTACAAAATAGCAAACAAGATTTCTCAAAAAGAAGCAGGCAAGATAGAAGAGATTAAAAAACAATTAGCAGAGATATCTACTAAAGAAAATCCTACTCCTGCAGAAATAGAGAAAAGTGTAGAACTTACTTTACTTTATCAAAGAATCAAAAGAGCTAATATCCAATCTGTAAAGAAAGGAGAAATTAGCGAAGAAGATAAGAAATTCTTCTACGAGAAAGGATTACTTCAAGATGCTGATCTTCAATTTACTAGAGAAGACATAGATAAAGAAATAGCCTCTATAGATAAATCTATTCTTAAGACACAGAAGAGAATAGATCGTTATGCTAACTTGACTGACTCAGAAAAACGTGATGTTATTAGACAGGTCTATGACGAAAAGATAGATGCTGTAATGAACATAGATGGTACAGCTGAGCTGGTATCTTCAATGTCTGCACTGAAAAAAGATTTAGACTATCTTAAGTTAAAAGGAGAAGAAGAAGTACCTGGACAAATCGAACATAAAGAAAGACTTCTTGATGCTTACGGAAAACAGATGTATGATCTTACTAACGAAAGAGACGAGTTTGGTCAAAACAAAATAGAGCAAAAGGTTAGTACATTTGATGCTGTTGCTTTAGAACAAGAAGGAGACTTCTATTCTATGTTAGAAGCACAAGAGTACTTATCAGCAAACAAAGATCACGTTAATCAAGAGTTGTATGATACTGTTCAAGAAAACTTAAACGATAGTTTTGAAAGAGCACAAGCTGCTTTAGCAGAAGCAACTCCTGAAGTTAGATCTAAAATACTTACAGACTTTTTAGATAAAGTAACTTTAAAGAATACTAAGTACGCTTACAATGTAAACTTAGTAAACAGTTTGTTTCCTAGTGCAGAATATACCCAAGAAGAACTAGACAACTCTAGAGAGGAATTAATTCAAAGAAGAGCACAACGTAGATCTGCACAGGTTCTTGGTACTGAAACTTTATCAGAAGACGAAGAGGAACAAAAAGACCAAAAAGAATTTAACGAAGTAGCAACACAGGCAGCTCAAACTCCTGAAGTAGTTGATGAATCAGGAAACTCTAATAGGGATGAGATTTATCTTGCTGGATATAATAGGATGCTTGAGAAAGCAAAAAATAATCCAATGGGATTTGATAAAGCATTTGAGTCAGCTGTTAAGAATAGATTAAGTAGAGTATTTACTCGTGGTACAAAAGACTACAACACTTTAACAAATGCGTTTGACAACTTACTAGATAAGAAGATTACTCCTGAAGAGTTTAGGAATATATTTTTATCTGTATGGAGAGACAACAAAGCAGACGAGAAAAAAGCTAACGCTGTCATCTTTCTTAAGTTTATTGCAGACAGGTATTTTGCAAATGATATGCCTGCAGACAGAGTAGCATCTACTACTCCTGCAGCTAAGACTACTCCTGTTACCCCCGCTGCTACTGGTACTACTACTACTACTCCCCCTAAAACGGTTGCTAAGAATGCACCTACTCCTAAACAAGGAGGTAAAGTAGATAGATTAAATGAAGTAGTTACACAAGAAGTAAAGGCTAGGATGACTCAGTTAGAGTACTTAGCTTCTCCTCTTAGAAGTATTGCTTTTGAATACAATAGACAGAATGAAAAAAATCAAGATCCTGCAGTTCTTAGAAATATTGCGTTACTAGAGAAACTTTCTAGTATTCCAGGTTCTCGCATTAGGGTTATGAATAGAAAACTATTCTTAACCTATCATATAATGCAGAGGAATGCTGAAGTAGATCCAACAGAAGAGTTTGAGAAGATTGCAACTTATATCTCTGAAAACCAAATGTCTGTAGATACTTGGAATGCTTTGAGCGAGGAAGAGAAAGAAAGTTTAATGTCCCCCATAGATGCAATCTTAGGAAAGAACTTCTACGATGAAGGTATGGTTAGATTCTTCTTTACTTCTACTGATTCTAAGGGTAAGTTGTATCCTGTAGGTTCTGGTTTGTTTACAAATGCTGAACCTATCATCACTGCTGTAGACGGAGAAGAAAATTTAATAACCATAGACGGTCTTCCTATGGAGTTAAATATGCCTACTGTTTCTAGGGGAGAGTATCCTATTAGTGATAGAATTATTGAGGAATACTCTAAGTTAGGAGGATCAGAACAAGAACTTAGAAATAAAAATGCAGACACATTTGAACGCTTAAAGGCTTTAAAGAAATCTATATCTGCTGCAAACTCTTTTAATGACTCTTTACCTTATATGGACTTTGACTTCAATGTTTCATCTGGGGTAATGCTTCCTACACCTATTAACACTTTTGAGAAAGGAAATACCACAGAAGTAGAGAATGTAAAGAAAGCTAGAATCAGTGACTTCAAGATTATAGAAGATCCTAGAGAGTCTGTCTTTGGTAAAAGTTTTGCTTTTGAAAAAGGTCGTGTATACTTTAATAACAATGGTAACCCTACTTTATTAACTAACAACAAGATTGACCCAGCAGAAGCAGATGCATTAGCAGAAGTATACTTCTCTGAAGAGAATCCTTACTTTGCTAGTCCTAAAGAGGCAGAAGCTTATTTGTTTAACTTAATTAACCAAGTAGACAAGAAAACTCGCTTACATTTCTTTGTAAACGAAGAGTATCCAGGACCAGGTCAGTTTCCTGTAATCATTGTTAAGTCCGTAGAAACAGGTACAGGATTTCAAAATACTGTTTTAACTAAGGAAGAGTTTGCAAGTACTCTTAAGAACCATTATTACAAAGCAAGTCTTGCTTTAATGAAGAGTGGTGAACCTATCCTAAGATTTAAACCTGAAGGAGCAGTAACTCAGAACTATGCAGAGTATTTAAAAGATACTCATAACTTTCCTATTAAAGACGGAGAGGTTGCTAAGCCTGTAAACAAGATAGTATATCTATCTACTGAGTCTTTAGCAGAACAGTTTCCAGAAATAACGGGTATTGTACCTAAAGTAGAAACTCCTAAGCAAGTACCAACTACTCCTACTCAACCTACTCAACCTGTTTCAGTTGCCGATACTACTTTACCTGCATTACAGACTTTATCTATTCTTGTATTCCCTAGAGCTTTGGATGCTATAAGTAAGAGTGCTGTAGCAGACGCTCCTCAATTATCAGCAGTTAAAACTGTAGGAGAGGAATTCTATCAGATGGCAATTAATACAGTTCTTGCAGATCCTAGCAAACTTTCTACTGTGTACTATCCTAAATTAATAAAGAATAATACTGGAGGTACTGGAGCTAGTGTGTATTTTGAACTGACTCCGTATGATCCAACAGATCCAGGTGCTTTGGGTTCTCCTTTCTATATTGCTCGAGTACAAATAGCAGAAAGAGAAAAACCTGTAACTCTTGTTTTAGTAAAACCTAAGTCTCCTTTTGGAGGTAAATTTGGTACTCCTAGATTCCTCGCAGAAATAGACTTAGCAAATCCTTCTGAAGGTAAGATGTCTTCTACTGTACCAAGTGCACCTGTAGCTCCTATAGCTCCTGTTGCTCCCGTAGAACCTCCAGTCACTAAGAAAGCTAGACCTGTTCTTACAGCAAACACATTTGAAGAACCTCAAGCAGAGGTAACAAGTGAGTCTCCTTTCTTAGATTCTTTACAAGATGAAGAAGAACTTAGAGCAGCAGCTAAAGAAGTCAAAGACGCTTGTAAAGGTGACTTAGATGATATTGCTTAACTATCATAGATAATTAAAGCAAAACTAGATTAACAACTTATATTTGTAATAATAGCAACTAAAATAAAATGATTTGTCCTAACTTAAGTGATAGTAAGATACGTGCTGAGTTTACTCACCTTAGTAACCTAGTAGGAGAAGACTTTGCTTATTTCGTATGGAATAGGAATGGTGGATACCCTCTAGATAAAACTGTGATAAAAATAAAAGGAAAAGAAACAGTAGTTGACAATCCTTTATATGCTCACTTTTTAGACTCTTACAAAAATGTAAAGCAAGCTACTTTAGCTACTTCTATTTTTTACAGTAAGAAGTTACATAAGAATAATCCTAATTTCAAAGATCTTCCAGTCCAAGAGCAGGCAAACATTATACACAACTTTGTACAGGAGAATGAAACTCTAGAGAAAGCTTCTGAAAGAGTAATGAAGTTTATTGCTCAGGGTTTTAAGGCAGAAAGAATCATAAGCGAAAATCTACAAAAGGTTGCTTTTGATGAAGCACGTAAGATTGCTAACGGTAGACAGTTGTTAGATTCTTATATGTGGTTTAAGAGTTCTCCTTTATCTCAGCACTTAGACTTTGTGAACATGCAGAACAAAGAAGAAAGTTCTTTTGCTACATGGACTAAGTCTGCAATTACTTTATACAAAGGATCTGATTACTCTGATCTATACCATGAAGGATGGCATGAATTCACACAACGATTCATGACTAAGGAACAAAGGACTGCTTTATATCAAACAGTTAAGTCAAGACCTTCTACCGCTACTATTAATGGAGTTCAAGTACCTTACTATGCTTTGACTAATCGTCAGATAGAAGAAGTACTTGCAGAAGAGTTTAGAAGCTTTGCTTTAAATAAGTCTAACCCTGAGGTTATCCCTCCAGTAGTAGAGACTCCTGTAAGAAATGTTTTCCAAAGAATTTGGGACTTCCTTACAAGTTTGTTTATAGTAAGCCCACAAGAAGTTGCTCAGCAAGATCAAGACGCATTAGTAGAGGGTGTTACAGAGTTATTTGAGAAACTATACTCTAATCAACTATTCGAGTATAGACCTAATGCAAGTAACATCTCTGAGAAAGTATTAAATAGAAATAAAGAATTCCAGATTAACTACAAAGCAAAGGACGGAAGAGTAATTCCTTTTGGGTACAATGCTTTAGAGGCTGCTGAAATCTTTAGTGCTATTGACTACTTCTTAGCAGACGCAATGGATAACTTTACAGATGCAGAAGGTAATCCAACTAAGCTAGAGATGTCTTTCTTAATGGATCCTAAACTTAAGTCTATATATCTACCTAAGTTGTATGAGAGTGCTAGGGATTCTATGTTGCAGTATATCAATGCTTTACAAGGTGAAGTACCTACTGCTGATGAAGCTACTGCTGCTGTTTTAAACTCTAGAATCAAAAACTTAAAAGGACTTGTAGTACGTACTGCAGAGAATGATGGTTGGGCAGAGGTAGTTAAGAATCACCAAAAGAACTCTAAGGGTGGAGTATTCTACTCAGGAAATAACTTAAACACTGCTGACGTAGACACTCGCTTAGATGAAACTAACGAAGAAAACTTTACTAGGGATAGTAGAAGTTTTGCAAATGCAGAGGATGTAGATCCTATGAGCTTAGCTTCTCCTGAAATTCTACAACTTATTAAGACTCTTCCTGGAATCTATTATAATAACAAAGGAGAACTTATTACAGCTACAGGTAACTCTTTTGGTTTACCACAAGCAGGAGACTTCCTTAGAAATAAAAACTTAGTTTTAAATAAAGTAAGTGGAGCCATTAATTATGAGGAAGCTATTCAGAGACTTAGAGACTCTTTAGATATTGCTCCACAATTGCAAAACTTAATCAACAGGTTACCTAATACCTCTGACACACTTTCTTTAGCTCAGATGGCTTTAAAAGCACAATTTATGCAGTTTGCAGCTATGCCTACTGTGGCTCCTTACGAAGTTAAGTCTAGGATTAAGTCTACAGCTGCTAAAGTGTCTAAGAATAAGGACAGTGTAATGGAGCACGTAACTTTCTTGAACAATACAATGTCTCAAGAAAAACTCATTGAACACTTTGATCAGAACTTTGTAACTAACAGACTTCGTAAGTATAGGATAACTGATTCTACAGAAAGTACATTAGCTGTATTTGATTCTGCTGGAGTACTTAGCGACTACGCTGCATACAAAGAAGTAGGTTTTACTTCTGATAAAGCAGTGTTTGAATTCTTAAACGATGCTTTTGGTATCGACTTAATTAATAATAAAAACCCTAACTTACTCTTTAATAAAAAAGGAGAAGTACAGCTTAGTGTAAATCCTATCTTTACTCCTACCAACATAAGAAACATTAATAAGATTGCTAACAATGCTTTGTTTAAGTTAAATCTTATTTCTATGCTTCCATCAGAAGTAACTGTTCCTACTGTGGGATCTAATCCTTTGTTGACTTTATCTTCAGACATATCTAAGCAACTTAAAGCTCAGATAGATGCACTGCCTAATAATCCAAAGAACAAAGAAATTAAAGAGTACTTAGCTAAACACTTTAAGGCTGCAACATTAGACAACGAAAGAACTTCTGCTTTCTCTACGTTTGAAAAGATTTACAATATCTCTAACTCTGCTTCTTATATTAGTCCTGAGGGTAATTTAGAATATGCAATTAGAGAATGGAATCATTTACTAGATACAGTTTCTAAAATCAACAGCGTACAAACTAAGTTTGATCTTACAGGACATTTGAATCCTGAAACAAATAATTTTATTGAACACAGTATCATCATGAAACGGATGTTCCGTGCGGATGATGGTACAAGAAGACTTACTAATTCAGGAGAAGACGTTGAACTAAGAGTTACTAATATGTCTGGTTACACTATAGGAACTACTATGGGAGACAAGACAACTAACCTTACTGGAGATGGAAAACTACTGCAAGACTTTATAGCTTTTAAGAAAGATGCTGTAGTAGAGAATATGAGGGTAGGAGCTAAGAGTAGTTCTTTTGCTACATTCCTAAATGGTAACAAGTTAGACAGAGAGTACTTTCCTTTAGAAGAATATAACTTTAAAAACAAAGCAGTATTGTCTTCTTCTTTCATAGCTCAGATGCAACAGTATTTGTACTTTGAAGCTATGCGTATGTTTGATGATAAGGCTAAGTCTAACAAGAAAGAAATCTTAGGATCTGATTTTATTATATTTAAAGACATGATTCCTGATTCTATTCAAGATAGAGTTAAGGAAGCTGTGGCTAACGCTGAAAGTAAAGCAGCTCTTAAAGGTGCTTTAACAGGAATGTTTGGCATGTCTAGTAACTCTCTTTACGGAGAGTTTAAGAATGCTTTAACAGATTACTTTGCAAACTCTGTACAAACTCTTAGAACTTCTTTTAAAGAAATCTTAAGTAAAGGAGAAAACAAAGACTTAGCTCAACAATTTAACCGACTCTATCCAAAAAATAGTGGATCAGCGTATACGGATGAAGAGATTGATTCTAATCTTATGCACTTTACAACTAACTATTATGTGCATCAGGTAGAATTACTTCACTTAACTGTAGGAGATCCTTCTAACTTCCAAATTAAAAACTCAGATTGGAGAGGATTGTTTAAACGCTTAGGTGCTACTATCTCTCCAGGAAAACAACCTAGACTTGATTCTCAAGATATTAACTCTTGGAACAGTAGTTCTAATGGTAGCCTCTCTAGAGGACTTGAAGAAATTCAAAGAGGTACAGGAAAGTCCAGACAATACGATAGTAACCTTAACTACATACAATACGAAGATGTAAAGACTTTTGACTACTTAGATGAAAGTACAAAAGAAAGCATCAGAGAGAGTATGAGAGAGAACTACTTGAGTGCATTAGCTACTGTTAAGGGTGCTCTTACTCCTGAGGACATAAGCAGAGAGACTGCTAAGATTGATAAAAACCTTGATGCTGTATTCGAACAAGGAAAAGAATCAGATGCTCAGGCTTATGCAGGTTTAGATTTTATTCGTTTCTACCTTAATTCTATCGGAGAATGGCCTGATGACCTAGAACAAGCATATAAGCATGAGCTAGAAGTATTTAAAGCCATTAAAAAATATAGACAGTCAAACTCAGACCAAGACAAAGCTGAAGTCTATTCCTTGATTGCAAAAAGTAATTTAGGTATCTTGACATCTTTAAAGCTTGGATACTATGGTTCTCCTACAGACTTTACTAAATACAACGTACTAGGTAAGTACTCTGTGTTTCCATTAAGTCCTTCTATGGTTTTTGACACAGACTTAGAAGATGTTATGATGGACTACTTAGACAAGGGTGTAGACTTAGCGACTTTCTCCAGTGGTAACAAGATGGCTCTTCCTACAAAAGAACTTCCTTACTATGAAAAGAAATCAGTAAAGGGTAAATCGGAGTATGTAGAAGGAGACAATGGGCAGTTAAAGATTGGTAAAGTAGATCCTGAAGCCGTAATTAGACTTCCTATTGACGGTCTTCGTAGACAACAGTATATTGCTCCTAAAACAAAGAATGAAGCTACCTTATCTACACAGATGGTTAAACTTATCTTTACTAACTTCTATGTTGGAGGAGATATTAATCCTGCTTATGCTCACCTAGAAGAAAAAATTAACAATCTTCAAGAAGCATTTATTGATAATATTAAAGTTATCGTAGATGTAGAGAAAGCAAAAATCTACTCTAAGATTGGTGCTACAGTAGGTGCTGATGGTAACATAACAAGTATCAGTACTGCAGACTTTACTAGCTGGTTGCATAGTGAGTTTGATAAGAAAGACGTACCTACTTCTGTATATTCTTTCTTGAGACCTACTGTTAATAATTCTTTTGTATTCTCTGTAGATGCAGGAGTACAACGTTCTTTGATAGATCAGATTATTTCTTCTGCATTGTCTAAGCGTGTATTGAGACCTAAGTTATTTGGTGAAGCTTACATACAGTTAGCTTCTACTGGTTTTAACAAATTAGGTACTCGTATGAAGAAGCCTACTACTTCTCAATTAAAATCTATAGCTAAAGGCTTCAATGTAAGCGGCCTAAGAGACTATCGTATTGAGAATGGAGTAGTACAGCCTGCAGATGTTTTGATTCCGTTTAATCCAAAGAAACACACCCCCTTATTAAACTTAGAGTGGAATGGTGCACCTATACAAACACTAGATAGATTAAACCAAGCCTTAGAGGATGATGCTTGGGTAGCAGAACACTCTGCTAAGATCAGCATAGTAGGGGTACGTATTCCTGTTCAGGGATTAAACTCTATGGAACACTTTAGAGTACGTAGGTTCTTATCTAATGTAGGAGGTCCTGTAATGGTTGTTCCTCCTTCTATTGTAACTAAGTCTGGATCGGATTTTGACATAGATAAATTGTTTATGTATGAGCCAGAGTTAGACGATAACGGAAACTTAGTATCTAATTCTAGACTAAGTGATCCTGAGTTTAGAGCACAAGTCATAGATAATATCTTAGCAAAGAATGAATTTTTAGCTCTTAAAGCAGATAGTTTACAAACTTTGTTTGCTTCTGCCGACTTTAAAGAAGCTGGCTTAGTATCTAAAGAGATTGAAACTCTTAAGAAGTTTATAGACGATTTAAAAGAAGCTAAGAATTCTGGAGATGAAAATGCAATTGTAGAATTTAAAGAAAACATTGGTCCGTTAAACATGAAGTTAGGTATTGCTATTGAGAGATTTAAAACTCTTCGTAGTCAAGACCCTAAAGTGGTAGAGATGTTACAGAATTTAGTTAGTGCTAATGAAACTCTTGCTGATATGAAAGACATTTCAGAAAAAGCTCTTAAGGGTTCTGCTTCTAATAATATGATCTCTGTAATAGCTTCTGTGTTGTCTGAGCCAAGTATCTTTACAGAATTTACCAAGCCTAACACTAACGTTATTCTTCCTGCTATTGCAGAAGAATATCAAAAACTAAAAGGTAAAGAGAGTCGTATTTCTTCTAGTGCTATGTTCTTGATTGAAACTTCTGTTAGAATCTTTACAGAGAATAACTTAGGTAAGAAGTCTTTGGGTGTAGATGCTAAGACTAACGCTTTGCATAAACTATTCCAACAGACTGGACTTAGATTTAAAAGTAACCCAAAAGAAGTAGACATAAATAAGTTCTACTTACTTAAGGCAAACAAGAATAAAAATACCAAAGAGATTGAGTTAGGAGGCTTGTATGACGCTGATGGAGTAAATCTTATATCTGATGTAATCAACGAGTTTATTAACGGTCACGTAGATATTGAAAACGAAGACTGGATTAACTTCTTTAACGCAGATAGAGAAAGAACCCCTTTAATTCTTCAGATGGTTCTTAATGGTACTCCTGTAGATGAAGCTATCTTATTGGTTAACCAACCTATCATCCAACATTATATTAGATCTAGTAAGATTACTAAAGTAGGTAAAGCATTAGGACAGAAACCTGCTGACTTGTTTAAAGACTACATTATTCCTGCACTAAACTTTTTAGGAGAAAAACCAGTCTTTGTAGAAGGTCAGATAGACGAAGCCCTTACTATAGAAAAAGTTCTTAGCACACCTAGTATTACAAGTGCTTTATCTGCAGAAAACTTTAACAAAGAAAACTATCCTCCTAACCCTAATGTAATTAGAAGTTCTTACGAGAAGATCAAAGCTAATAGAAACAGTAAGGAAGGAAACGAAGCACTAAGAGCACAGTTAGCATTCATAACTCAGTATTACGTTGTTAAGCAACAGAACCAAATTTTATTGTCGTTAACTAGTAATATAGATTTCAATACAGCTAACTATCGTATTAATACAGAGTTCTATGCTACTTCTATGGGTATTAATGATGCAAGAGAAAACTTTAACAGTGAGGCAATTGATAAAATTCTTACAAATAGTGTTGTTTCTCCGTTTAACGTCCTTGAAGCCAATCAATCTGTAGTAGACCAAGTATGGGATTTCTTCTCTCTTCCGTTAGTTAAGGATTATTTATATAAAGCTAAACAAGAGTATGGTAAGTATTGGAGTAGAGATAAGACGGTTAGGAACTTTAACCAACTTATGAACTCTATGATGTTATCATTCTTTCAGAATATTCCAGAACTTAAGCCTTTATATGTTAAGTATGGTGCTGAATCAGGTCTACTAGATACTAAGTCTAAGAATAACTTACGTGCTAGGTTTGACAGAATATTTAACAATACAGAGGATTCAAAGATAAAAGCCTTTGCCTCTAACAACATTATCTTAAATAACTTTACTTCTATCATGGTAGAAGGAACTAGCATGTTCTATCCTGGTATGCTGACCAACGAGAAGGATGTAGACACAGTAAACGCAGGACAAAAAGACTTCTCTGATGGACTTAATCATCCTGATCCAGAAGTAAGAGGATTCTTTAGTGATCTAGCTAATGCTGTTTTATTAGGACAAGGATCTAACATTAAGTATCGTTCTATCCATAATTTTATTCCTATGGAAGCTCAGACTGAAAGTATGATTGAATTGTCTATTGTTCTTAAAAAGATTAAGGAATCTATAAATAATCCAGAGACTGCAGAATTCTTAGAGGATCTTTTAAATAAGACTACAAAGACTCACGCATCTATCTACTGGCCAAGTAAACAAAACAAAGTAGTAGTTACTAATAAAATGAAAACTTTTCCTGACTTTAGACAAGTAATAGAAGAGAAGCCTCAGATTACTAGTAATGATGACTTAGATGAAGCTATGATCTATGCACAAGAATCTTCTAGCGATGCTCCTGAAATTGACTTCAATAGTATGGATGAAGAGTTTATCATAGCTAGGAAGATTGAGGAAAAGAAAGCAAAGGCAACTGTTCCTCCACAGAAAATTACTACTCAATCGTCTACTAACTTACCAGAATCAGAAACTAAGATTAATATCTATGCAGGTACAGGAGAGAATGCTGAGTTAAGTAACTTTGCTGAACGTCTTGTTACAATTAATGGTGTAACATTTAATACTCCTGAAGGTGCCTATCAAGCTATGAAAATATTTTTTACAAATGCTGTTTTATTAGGTGCCCCAGCAAGTAAAGAAAATCTTGAAATATTAGAAAAATTAAAAACTGCAACAGGTGCAAAAGCCAAAAGTTTAGGTCGCCAAATTAAAGATTTATCAAATGCTACTTGGGATAGAGATTCATCAGGAGTAATGAAAAATATTCTTACTCTTTCATTTAAACAGAATCCAGATGCTTTAGCTAAACTTCTTGCTACAGGTAATGCTACACTTACACATACTCAAGATAAAGGTAAGTGGGGTAAAGAATTCCCTAGATTGTTAATGGAAGTGAGAAATGAACTAAGAACTACTCAACCATCTACTATTGTTAAAATAGATTTCCAGGAAGAACCTACATCAGGATATAAAAATAGAACTATTAAGAATGCAAGTGCTGATGCTACAATAGCAATAGCCGTTGACTTTAATACAGCTGGAGAGAAACTAACCAAGTCATCTGTAGAAAGCCAGGGTAAGAAATACATAGCCAGAAACCTTGACGAGATGTTTGCTCCTGTAGATCCGTTTAACGCAAGTAAAGGATATGAGCTCAATGACAAGGCAATATTTAATATGGCAGAAAGTATTGTAGCTGATTTGAACAACGCAAATGCCAGGACGCTTAACATAGCCGGTAATGGTATCTACACAATGAAAGGAAAATATCCTCAAGCTTTGTTAGATGGTGCCATGGAACGTTTGCTGGAATATGTCACTCTATCTGATAACTTGAAAAACAAGATTGTTTCAGTTAGAAGTGGTGGGCAAACTGGGATAGATGAAGCAGGAGCTAAAGCAGGTATCAAACTGGGTATTCCTACTACTGTTCTTGCTCCTAAAGGATGGAAATTTAGAAATGAATCTGGTACAGATATATCTAATGAACAAGCATTTAAAGCTAGATTTGTTTCTACTCAACCATCTACTACTGCTAAAGTAATTCCTTTAAAAGAATCACAAAGATTTACTAGAGAGTCTGTAGAAAAAGATTCTGAATATATGTACTTGTTTACTGACAATGCAAAACGTACTTCTGGAAGTCAATTAGTAGCTGATGAATCTAGATATAGTGCAGTTTATGGTGGAGGTAAAAAATATCCCACCAGTACTCAAGCTGTAATTAGAGGTTTAGACAATGCATTTCCTATCACTACTATGGTAGACGATAAACGTACTCAGTGGACTGACGATAGATTTGAAGAATTTAAACAGGAAATTGACTCTGAGATTGAAATCATTAAGAGTAATATGTCAAACTTTAAAGGTATTAAGTTTAGTGCAGAGATGCCTTTTGGTAAGGGAGCAATTTCTAACATGAAGAATACTGCTCCCAACAGTTGGAATTATCTTAATACAAAACTTGCCGAACTAGGTATTGATAATACAGGTAGTATACCTAAAACTATGCAACCAATAATTCCTTCAGATATGAGTAACTTAGAGGATACAGATTTTGAAGTGACTAAGTGCAGGGAAGATTAATAAACAAACTATATTTGTAAGTAAACAAGTAAACAATTTAAATTTAAATAAAACAAGATGTCTAAAGGCTGTGTTATAAAATATACTAATCCTGTAACAGGGATGAATCAAACTTCTGTACTTGCTTATACTCTATCCCAAGTAGGCTATAGTAACGAGCAAGCCATAGACTTAGTTAAGCAAGGAAGTCTATATTCTAAAAAAGATGGATACAATACCTGGCCTAAACCTTTAAACAAGGATAAGGGTAGGTTTGGAAATTTTGTAGAAATAGACTCAGACAACTTACTTAGAAACGTAGGTATTGATTCGTTAACCTCCGATCAAGTTAAGTATCTTAGAGCAGCTCAGGATTTATTTGAAGATGTTCAAGTAAGAATAGATAATCCTATTAATCTTACTACTTTAGTAGAGATAGGCAACTATGTTAAAAACAATGGACTTGCCTCTGTAGGTATAGAGATTGTTAATCCAGAAGCACCAGTATTAGAAAGGATGTACAAAGTATATCCTATACCTTTTACTGAACTAAACATGGTATATCTTTCTAGTTTTATTGAAGGAGAAGTATTTAATAAACGTCTAGTAAATGGAGAAGAGTCACGTATAGAGTTCTTAAAGAAGTACGTAGACTTTCAAAATCCTGATGTCTATGATACTTTAGTTAAGATTCTAAACGATCCAGAGACTCCTGACTACGAGAAGTTTGTGATTAAAAAACTTTTACCTATTATAGACTTGATCCCTACAATCGGTTTAGACTTTTTTACAGGTAAAGACTTACAAAACAGAGATGTAATTCCTATGGGAGAGTATGTTCCTGAACTACATAAAATTAAACTAAATGTATTTGGATTAAAGAATAGAGGACTAGATTATTCTAGACGTGTTATTCTCCACGAGATTCTACACTCTGTTCTATCATCTACGTTACAAAATCCTACAAGCGAGATAGACAAAGAACTTGTAAATAGTCTTAAGCCTATCCTTGCCTACTATCAACAGAAATATTCTACAAAAAAAAGAACAGACACTTACTATGGTTTTAAAGACATACATGAGTTTGTATCAGAGTTTTTTACTAATCCTGATTTCCGCAACACTCTAGAGTCGGAAGAACCAAACTGGTTTATTAAAATTATAGATGCTATCTTTAAGTTCTTTGGTAAGAAGTTAAATCTAAATCAAAATCCTAATAGTCTAGAGAATATAGATCTATTGATGGAAAACTTCTTCAATGAGATACTCCTTGCTCAAGATATTAATACTAGTATTATATATACTAAGTTTGATTCTATACCCTATACTATGAGTGTGCCTCAAATGCTTGAGATGGATAGATTTGTAGAAGAGAATTCAGACTTCCTTACTCGTTTAGATGAACTATTACAGGACGAAAATCTAATCAACTGGAGTAAGGTAAGAGATCAAGCAGAGATTCTAGGAGTAAACGTAGGCAGTGTATTAAGAACTAAGGACATGTTCGTAGAGATTTCTGCAGCTGAGGCTAAAGAGTCTTTTAAATCTTTAGTAAGTTTCTTCCATGATAGCTCTAAGTACTTGGCAAGTGTTCGTACTTCTCTTAACAAGATGTCTTCTGATCCTACAATAACCAAAGATCAACTGTTTAGACAAGCTTACCATGCTAAAGAGTTAGGAGAGCAGTATACAAACCTAGCACAAAATTATCGTAGAGTTATGGGAGACCTAGGAGCAAACACTATTTTGGGTCAACAGTTGTTAAACTTAGAAGCTACTGCAGATTCTTTGTCTAAGGCTTATTTTAACAACGCTGTAGAGGCTTTAGCTATTAAGTTGGCAGATGAGTTCGCACCACAGACAAAAGACGCTCAGAAGCGAATCCAAGACAATATAGATAGGTTTAAAGTTTCATTAGCAAGTGCACAAAAACTAGGGAACACTAGACTTATAAAACTTACAGAAGATCGTATTAGGAATGAAGAAGCAAGAATGTCTACCCTAGCTACTAAGACTAACTTACTAAAAGCACTTAGAGGTCAGATAAAAGACGTAGGAAACTTCTCTCTTTTCTTAGAGTCAGCAGGATTATCAGGAAACATTCTTACAGGTACTGTAGGAGGTATGATTTCTAACCAGTTTGATACGGCTAACGTAAAGGCTCAAGCAATGGAAGTTAAATTAAAGAAGATTGCAGATGAGTTACAAAACCACCTAAAGAGTAAAGGGGTGGGAGTGAATACTGCATTTGACTTTGAAAATGTATTTGGACGTTTCATTAAGAAAGTAGAGATTGTAGAAAACAAGAATGGAAAAATCTCTAAGAGAGAAACACTAGTTCTGTTGAGTGAGATGGATGAAGTTCGTTACAACAATCTTATAACTAAACTTAAAGCAGAGTTAAGAGAATTAAAACAAACTAAAGTACAAGACTCTACAGTAAAAGATTTAATCAGAGCTAAAGAAGAAGAGATTCGTAGAACTAGATCTGAGTTTGAAGTACAGCCTTTTGAAGATATCTACTATCAGATTCAGAATATGCTTAGTGCAGAAGCTAAAGAAGCTAGAGACTTAATCTTTGAAGAGATGAATAAGATCCAAGTAGGAAGTCTTACAGAAGAAAACTCAGAAGAACAGTTAGATAAATTAGATGACTTAAAAGAAGAACTAGACTTACTAGAATCTGATTACGATAAAAACAAAAACTTAAAAGACGAAGCAGGACTTAGAATTGCTGCTAACATTAGAGAATGGAAGAAGAGTAGAGCTGCTGCAGAACTTTATACTTACACTATCAGTAAAGAAAACCAAGCACTTTTTGACTCTCAACTAAATTCTAAAAAAACAGCTTACGATAAAGCAGCTGCTGACTATCAACAAGCAGTAGACGACAATGCTGATGCTGATACCTTAGACTACAAGAAACAAACAGTAGATTACTATAAGAAACAGTTTGAGTTGTGGAAAGCAAACAACTGCGTAAGAAAAATTGATCCTGAGTTCTATAAACAAAGAAAAAAAATAGTAGATGCAGTTGCTGCTATTCAGTCTAGGTATCCTGTTCCTTCAGGTGTTCGTAAAATGGATGAAGTATGGAATGATATATTCGGGGTATTGAAGGGATATAAGAACACAGATAACTTCTATGAAGGTTCTAAGATCGCTTCTCCTAATCCAGATGGAACTCCTTCTAATCTCTCTACTCTTGTTAGAGCATTAGAAGAAGAAATAGAAGCAATTAAAACTGCTTACAAGACTGATGTAGATATGTCTAAAGAAGATTCTGACAATCTCAAGGATCTGTTCTCTTCTTTTGGAGACATCCAAGAGAAGGTTTACACTCCTGACTATGTAAGAGAATACACTAGTAAGTTAAATCTAATTAAAACTTCTTTAATTGCTCAGAACAATGTAAAGTACCAAGACCAAACTGATGACTCTCTATTAGAATTGGATGCAACTAAAGAACTTAGAAAGACTGATTGGTACAAACAAAACCACAAAAAAGTAAACGTATGGGATGAGAACAATCAGGTATGGACTTTATCTGATGAACCTTTATATTTCTGGATGTCTACCGAACCTACAGATAAAACTTTGATTAGCGATACTTCTCCTTCTTTTAGATGGAATACTATTGCAGTGAACCCTAGATACATTAAACCAGAAGTAAAGAATGTAAAATACAGTAAGCGTGTTCCTTTACGTACAGACAGAACTGAATATAGAAACAAAGAGTACGATAAGTTAGATGCTAAGGAAAAAGAAATTCTTCAAAAGATTACAGATCTTTATCTAGATCTTCAGAAAGGAACACCTATGAACCTTAAGAAAGGGTTAGAGTTACCTAGTGTTATGATGGACCCTGTAGAAAGGTCTCTGAAAGATACTAATATGGGTACACTTAAATCTAAAATAGGATCTACTTTTCAAGGTATTTGGGATAGAGCTACTTTTGAAGATGACGAGGAAACAGCAAGAACTGAAGAAGGAGGATCTGTTATACAAAAAGTAAGTAAGAGACTTTACTTAAAGTATAATAGACCTATCCCTGCAGACAAGATGAGTTTAAACATCCTTAACAGTATTGGAATGTATGGTGCAGACTTAATCAGATTTAAAGAAGCCTATGAAGTAATGCCTTACATCTACGGTATGCAGGACGTATTAAAAGAATCCTTACCTGGTACTAAGATTGAGAAAATGATTAATAACTTGTTTGAACGTAAGTTACAAGGTAAGAATCGTAAGTTCTTAGTAAACAACAAAGCGGGTAGGATGGTAGAGAAAGTACTTGATATGTCTTTATCTGTTAACTCTCCTATTGTACTTGCGTATCGTCTTCCTTCTAGTGTAAAAAACTTCATGGCAGGATCTGCTAACATCTTTATTCAAGCTGGTATTTATGGTTTAAGTCGTAAGGAAATTTTTAAGGCTATGGGTAGGAATGCTGTACACATAGCAGACTTGTTTCAGTCAGAAGTAGAAGATGGTAGGGATTCTGAATACATTGCTCGTATGAGATACTTTAATGTTATGCCAGAAGATCAATTAAGTGAAACAGGACGTAAGTTATTTATTTCTAAGTTAGGCAAGTATCGTAAGTACAATCCATTTAACTTTCTAGGATTCTTTAGAACCTTTGGTGAATTTGAAATGAGAAGTGCAGTTGCAGAGGCTATGTCTCAGCAGTTCTTAGTTCCTTTGGTAGATAAACCTGAAGGAGTTCCTTTGTTTGAAGCATATGACTTCAAAGACGGAGTTCTTGTTCCTAAAGATACAATTGTAGACTTAGAAGGATTTTCAAAAATAGAACAATACTACAGAGGTAAACTTAACCACGTTAACGCTGCTATACAAGGTGCTTATGGATCTATGGATAAGGGAGAGTACAGCAGATACACTCTGGGTAGAATTATAGGAAACATGAAAGGATGGGTTGCTTACCAAGGTATGAGGAGATTTAAAGTAGGTAGAACTATCAATCCTAGATCAGGAGAAGAGTTTCAAGGTTTTTACGTAACAGTAATCCAAGCGCTTAAACTACTTTATCAAACAAACTTCTCATTACCTGCAACTAGAAATCTTATGACTCCTGCAGAACGCAGAGAAGCAGAAGGTGCAGCTATAGATATGCTTGCATTAGCTTTAATTATGGGAGTATCTGCTTTGCTTAACAGTTTGAGATATGATGATGAGGATGATGAAGATATGTATGTAGTGTATTTCTTGCTTTATAACTTGTTACTGATTGAAGACGAGTTAAACAGTTTGAACCCTATATTCAGTCCTTTGTCTATTTACCATTCTAGATTTGAAAACAACGTAGACGGACAAAACTTTGCTCAGTACTATTTGAATAGAAACGTATTACTTCCATTTGCAGGTGCTACAGATGCTATAAAATTAACTGTAGAAATGCTTAATCCTTTTGATGATGCAAGTCCTTTTGATGAGTATGTTCCTAGAAGTAGAAGTGGTAAGATCTCTAACCCTAAAAGATACCCCCCAGATCCTACTCTTAAAGGAGATATGGAAGTGTCTGCTCGTATTCAGAAACTATTTGGATTAAACGCTTCTATAAACTACTTCTTAAATCCTGAGTACTTATTTAGAAAGTACGAGAAGTATAACCCTAAGTGGTACGTAAGTAGCTTAGAATCAGACTTAAGAGGAGAGAAACGTTCTGTAAACTCTATAGATAAACAAATCAAGTCTATTGAAAGACAAATAGACTACGTAGAGGACTTAGATACTAAAGAAAGTCTATTGAATAAAATAGAGTCTCTACAGATTGAAAGATCAGAATCAAGAGATAGAACATCTTCTCTAACAGAAATATACTCAGAGACTGGGAGGAAATAATCCTCCTAGTTTCTTGACTTTATTTTTAATTTGTATACTTTTGTACTACGGGCACATGTGCCGAGTACTTAGATTACCTAAGTACTGCTAAGATAATTTAACTTTTAAAATATATAATTATGGAAAATAATGATTTGCTTAAAGAGCAATCCAAGCGTCTAAGACAGATTGCTTCAAGTACAGGTCTAATGGCAGGAGCTGGAGGCTTTGTAAGATATGGAACAGGTACAGTAGCTGATGTTCAGTTCAGTGCTCTTATTCCACAAGAAGACACAGTCTTTACTTCATTTAAAGTAAATGGAGCAGAAACTCTATCTCTAAGAGGTATGAGTACCATTACCTTTAAGCAAGGAGCATACCTCCCAGCTGGAGGAATCATCACTGGATTTGCTATCTCTTCAGGTAGCATAATTGCCTATAAGTAATGAGAATGGGCATAGGTTTGGGCGTTGGAATCAATCGTTCCAACTATGCTCAAGGGATTTTTGGCGCTTATGCTACACGGGTTGTAGCGGATGGCGGAGTAGTTGAAGGCGGTGCTTGTGTTGATGCGGTGAGCGGGTTGCTATTAAGTGCGTCCTTGTTGCTGATTCCAAGCGGGTACAAAGGGGGTAAACTTTATTCCGAAATTCCCACAAGCGGTGCGGGTGATTCAACTTGGACTCGTGGAAGTGATGCGTTTAGAACAAATTCAAGTGGGTTGATACAGAGAGTGCCGTGGAATTTGTTGAGTTATAGTCAGCAGTTTGATGATGCGAGTTGGACAAAGATTGGCACAACAGTCAATGCAAACACAACAACTGCGCCAGACGGAACTACAAGTGCTGATAAGATTGTTGAGACAACAAGCACTTCGGAACACAATATTAGAGAAGACGCTGGAACATCCATATTAAGCACAACTTACACATTAAGTATTTATGCTAAATCAAGCGAAAGAAGTTTTTTGCAATTTGTAGGTACGGGAGGATTGCCTTCAACAAGGGCGAATTTTAATTTATCCGATGGAACATTGGGTAGTGTAGATGCAGGACTTAATGCTTCCATAATAAATGTTGGGGATGGGTGGTATCGCTGTATCGTTACTGCTACAAGTACATCAGTATCATTTTTACGGGGTCAGTGGAATATTATCACATCCTCTACATCCGCAAGGGTTGAGAATTATACTGGTAATGGCACAAGCGGTTTATTCATTTGGGGCGCACAAATCGTCGAAGGCACAACCGCCCAAACATACCTACCCACCACAGACCGACTAAACTTCCCTCGTTTAGATTACACCTACGGCAGTTGTCCAGCGGTGTTGTTAGAACCGCAGAGGACGAATTTGGTGTTGAGAAGTGAGGAGTTTGATGATGCGGCTTGGACTAAAAGTGGGGCAACCGTAACCGCAAACGAT